GACTTGCTAATCCTTGCTTCTAACTCCAGGCCGTTTTCTGTTACTTTAAGGCCTGTAGCACGACCGATAGGACGGTCGTAATCATGATTGAAAAGAATAATAGGATTGCCTGAATAATTATCTAGGCCTCCTTCTTTCCATGCGTTGTGATCGATTACATCACCAGTTCTATCTAAAGCATTAGTACTTGCTAATCCTTTTATTACGATAGACCCATCTTCATTAATGTTGGATTTCTCAAATGTACTAGAAATATGAAATATTTTTTTCATTATTTTTTATCCTTTTTAACAGCTGTCTTTTTAGCTGGCTTTGTTGTCTTCTTCTCAACAACAGGTGTTACCTTAGTAGGTATACCTTTATTCATTTTAGAATATAATTCTGCATGATTAGTTCTTATGAGTAATTGTACTCTTGACCAACTTCCAAATTGCTTTCTTATCATCCAAAAGTTTGCTGGAACATCTTTTGCTCTTTGATATTCACTCATAGAGTAAAACTTTCCTTTTTCTCCCATCCATTCTGCCATGGATTTTATAATTGCTACTTTATTCATTATTGTCCTCTGTTTGTTCAGGTGGTCTTCCACCTTGCTCTGGATTTACGGCTGAACCTGCTATATTTGCAGGTACTCTTGGCTCGTCAAATCCATCTACTTTTTCTAATCTTAGGGCTTCTCTAGCTTCGTTAGGAGCCATGATACCTGTGTTAACAAGTGTGGCATAATAAGCCGCTTGATCTCTAAGCTCAGGCTGTAATGCAGGTATTCCTGATACATTCTCATTTGCTTCAAAACCAAAGTATCTTTCTAATGCATACTTAAACTTTTTAACTATAGGAAGTACTGTTTCTAAGTAGTACAGCCTATGATTAGGTCTTATATTTGCGTTATTACCACCATCCAATAGGATTGGGGGTACGCCCATCGCTTCTAGTATTATTCTTTCACAAGACTTGATTGAGTCTTGAAAGTCTAATTCTTTAAAATTTATATTTGTTAGTTTATCCACCTCTAAACCACCATCAAGAACTAAAGGCCTTCTGCCTCCAGATACCGGATTGTATCTTGCTGTCCATGATTGTAACATTCTCTCTTTTATTTTCTCTGAAAGAGTGTTTGGGCTTTTTAGTACTAGTCCTGGTACTGCTCCGTTTTTGAAGAAGTTATCCTGGAAATGTCTTAAGTTTGCAAGTAAGTTCATTGTTCTAAACGCAGGCTTAAGTCTAGGCACTCCTCTATAAATGGAGTGAAAGCTATTTTCTTTTATATGAATAATTTCGTTAGGTTGAAAATCGATACTACTGTCAAATTCATACTTTTCGACATACTCTTTTTCGTCTGTCAATATTCTCATTTTGTCAGCAGGTAGATGATACAAGTGTAGGCCATCATAGTATATAAATATATTACCATCTAGTAATAAGTCTATAACAAGATTTCTTTTGAAAGTTCCTACATCTTGATAAGGATTAGGCTCAAAGTTTAGTAGTAAGTTAACTCGTGATCTTCTAATATTCTTAAGAACAGGACTGATACCAAGTATCTTGTCTCCTATCTCAAAAGGAATTTCAGCAACGTCATCAACTATCATGTTTACACTACGATTGACTACTTCTAGCTTCTCATACGCATCTCTATAATTAGTAACAACTTCACGAGATTCGACACTAATGCCTTCGTCTCTAGAAATAATATATTGAGCAGGGTTAGATTTCTCTCCCATGCTTTTATTTCCACCTGTTATAAAATCATACCATGCCATGTTTGTCTCTTTGAATCTCCACCCATTTTTCTTGTTTCTGTGCTGTTATAAGTTTTGGTTTTTTCCCATAAATTGAGTGTAACTTCAAGTGATGTTTATGGCATATAGTAACAGCTTTATTATATACTCTATCAAAGTTCTCTTTTATAAATTCTTCTCGTACTTCGAGAATCTGTTCTTCTGTTGTTATGTTTAGGTTGTGCTTTCTCATCCATTCTTCTAACAACTCTGTCAATGAATAGAAATGATGAAAGTCTAAATTGTCCTGACTTCCACAGATATAACAATTATCTGTTTTCTGGTACCTGGACTTTGCCTTGTCCCGTATATATTTTATGAGATCTCTCTTTAATTCCACTTTATAATATCAATTATATCAACTATACAACCAAAAGTCAAGAGTTATTTTTGACATGCTAGAAAGTAGTCGCAGTTGTTTCAAAAGAATATAGAGCGTACCTCAATGCATCGGCCATATGAGACGCTTGATTGTGCTTTGGTTTCTCTTTCAACAAGTTAGGATTTGGATCCCATTGATACTGGTCTAGACACATCAGTGTTTCTGAACATTGTTGGTCTACAATTAATTGGTTATTATCAACTACAGTTGCTACTTTACCAATTCCATCTAATACAGATTTCTTAGCGTTTATAGTAGTAATATCGTAGTTCTGTGCAAAGTCAAAACGAGTTTGCTGAGCAGCGGAATCAATATAGATATAATCTATACTCCATTTGCTAACTAATTTTCGTATTTCAATTGCGTGTTGTTCGGTGGTTCTTTCTGCATCTAAATATTCATCAACAACATAATACTTCTCTGCATCCCAATCATATGCGATTACACAGAAGGCTGTAGGGTCTTTGTACCCGACGTCAAGTCCGGCAAACACATCCATCTTTCTTGTCTCAAATTGAGATAAGTCAGATATACATGTTTCATGATCAAAGGCCCATACTTGTCCTTCGTAAATATTAAAGTCGGCTTCGTACTCTTGGCTAAATTCAGCCTCTGACATACTAATTCTTGCTTCTTTAATATCTTGTTCTGATAATCTGGGATTTTCATGATAAGTTGCTCGTAAAGATGCCCACTCTGGGAACTCATCGCTGAATCCTCTGTAATAAAAGTCAGCAAACCAGTTATTCCTACCCCTAGGAGTAGAAATGAATATTGCTTTTGAATTTTCTTTATCCAGTGTTGGACGTAATGCAACGTTAAATGCATCCTTTCCATTTACGAGAGCTGCCTCATCAAAAATAATTAAATCGTAACTTCTACCGACCACTGAATCAACCTGATTTACAGATCCCATTCTAACTGTTGAACCATTAGAAAGTTCGATTACTTTATCTTTTGCATTATCTTTGACTACCTCTAGTCCAAAATGTTTGATAAGTCCTCTTTGTAAATCGAATGATATTTGTGATAGTGAGTAGTTTGGTGACATAAGTAGTATATGTGAGCCAGGAACTAAAGAAACTAATTGTCCGATGATATTAGCTATGTAAGTTTTTCCCTGTCTACGAGAAACAGCTGCGCAAACAAAACGATACTTCGGATTGTTAATTGCATTGATAATTGCTGTTTGACTACTGTTAGGTTGTATACCAAGTAAGTCCATATAACCCTCAACGGGTAATTTTAAATAACGAGCTTGCTCATTATAATCCATGAGATACTCGCCTACAATGTCTTCTCTACTGATAGTAAGCATTAGTGTAAGGTCTCAAGTTTAAAAAAGTTGTCCTCATCATCAGAAGAAATTAATCCTTCTTCTTGCATCTTAGTGTATAGATATAAATAAGCAGTAGATAATTGCTTTATCCTTTGCTCTCTTAAAGTTAACTTTCGTTGTTCTTCAGTTTTTTCACTGTGAACAAGTAAAGCTGTGCTGTTGATTAAACATTCATCTAACCAAAGTTTTCTTCCGTCTACTTGCATTATTTTTTCCTTCTTCTAATTCCTTTAACGTGTTTTTGTGATTTTGGAGGTCTTTTCTTAGACCCACCTTTACCTGCCCAGAACACTTTATTAGCCCAGTATGCCGCTGAGGACTTACCTTTTCTAATATTCTTAGCGTGTCGAGCTTTGAAGCTTTTACGGGCTTCAGGACTATAGTTGTGTCCCATTCCTTGTGCGCCGAAGCGTATAACCTTAACTTTACCCCCTACTCGAACAGCAACCACAGCTTTCTTAGTCTTGTGGCTAGGTGTCCTTTTAGGAGCGTTAAGTCTAGAAAGTCCGACTCTTTTGAGTCTAGATTTCTCTCCAGTTGTGAGGGCCATTAGACTCTCTTACCAAATCTCGCTCTTGGGGGATTTGTAGTCTTACCATACCTTGGTCCAATAGGTTTAGCTGCAGCTTTGTATCTCATTGCTTCTACACCGTATGGATTTTTAGTATTAACCAAAGCGCCTGCTGCTGCATTCATATCTCTGGTAATTCCTCTTTTCAGTTTATGTTTTCTGATCTTCTGGGTATTGTGTTTCCCAGTAGGTCCTTGTAAAAAACCTGCCATATTTCTCTCCTTTTGCTTAGCGTTTACGTCTAGTAGTACGCTTCTTTCTTTTTGCGAAGGTTCTTACCATTGTAGGCTTACCTCCGACTCCTTGTTTAACAGATCTTTTCCTGCGAATTGCTGAACGAATCTGTGTTTTAGTCATTCTAGCGGCTTTGGCTCTTGGTACACATTTGGGATATTTTCCCTTCTTGGAAGTTTTACGTCCACAAGGCATGTATCCACCGCCTTTCTTAGGTCTGGATATATCTACCCAACCTTCTTTAAACCATTTAGTTAATCCACCTTTTGGTTTTGCCATTACTTTCTCTTACGTCCAGTACCCATTCGGTACTTTCCGCCTTTGGCTTTGTAAGTCTTTACTAGCCATCCATTAGCGTATGCTGAAGGATATACTTTAAATTTTCTTTTTGCTTGAGCTTTAACTCTTGCATATAATGTAGGGTTTGTTGGTACGGGTCTTTTCTTTGCTGCTTTTCTTTTTCTTGGCATTTTACTCTGGATCGCCTGGAACCCAGTATGGATGTTCCCCATCCACATTCTCTAGCATTTCCATGGCCTCTGCGGTATAGTCCGCAATGATTTTATTTGGACCTTCAAATTCGACACCAGCTGTGTCCCATTCAACAGTTACAGTTAGTTCATTACCATTTATGGCAGTAACTCTAGAGTCTCTCCATGTTCTACGATTACCGTTCTCATTTTCAGGACCGTATATTCTCCATAGCTCATTAATCTCCATCTAAAGTGTCCCAATTTAGTACTCTAACATCTATTGCAATGTTTTCACCAATCTGATTCTCATCAAAAGAGTCCTCTTCTATTGTCATATGGAATGCAAACTCATCAATATAATATACAGTACCGTCTTGGTACCCATTATCATTGTATGCTCTTACATTGTGTCCAACCTTCGGCAACGCCATTCTATTCTCCTATATTCTGAGTAGTAATTTTAGCGTTTTTTTGAGCTTTAAGCATAGCATCTTTGATGTCTACTTTACCATCTCTATTCTGGTCTTTACCTATTAAGATATTCCATATATACATTAAATATTCCATTTACTTTTTCCTTTTTAGTATTGCTCTCTGTAAGGCTTTAGGAAGTTTTTTCTGCGCTGCAGTTAAACCCTTCTTCTTTTTACCTTTTCCTTTTTTCTTTGGTCTACCGACCTTTGAACCGTATGTTCCTTTACCTTTTGGCATGATCACCTCCCCATAGTCCTTTTGGACACTTTGCCTTTTTAATTTTTACTTTTAAAGGCATGTAACATTTACATATGTTACAATAGTTAAACTTTGGTACTAGTTCAGGACATTTCTTACAAATGTCAAGTCTAGTGTTGGTTGACGTAGTTATTAGCGTCATCTTCTGTTTGTAGCTTAGCTACTCTTGTTCCGTTAAGTGTGTAAACATACCAACTACCTCTCTTTTCGATAATGTAGTATTTTGCTTCAACTGGGGCTTCTACCTTTATTTCAGGTGCTCCAGCTTTCATTTCTTTTGTTTTATATTCCATAGTTTCTCCTAAGTATGCATGAGCCAAATGCTGATTATTATCCCTGCAGCTCCAACTATTATTGTTCCTGCAGATGCTATAATTATAGACTCTATTCTTTTGATATTATTATCCATATCGTCAAATCGGTTAAACGCAGTTTTCCAGCGCTCTGCACAAACAGCCTCGTGCTTTGCAAGATCGCTTGCTACTTGTTCTACTTCCATTGGGTTTTTCCTTAGATTTTCTTAGTTAGCTATTTGTAACTATGTATAAATTATATCAAAAATTGTACCTGAAGTCAAGTATTATTTTCGTATGGTATATATTTTAACGGGCTCAGACTTACCTTTTACCGTTACATTGTCTAAAAATTCATAGTCATATCCATCTACTAAGCTGTGTTCTGATATGATAAGATCAGTATCGTAGTTCTTGCAAGATGACTCTAATCGAGCAGCCAAATTGACAGAATCCCCAAGCACACTGTAGTCAAACCTATTACTACTACCAAAGTTGCCCACAACGCATAGACCCGTATTGATTCCAGCACCTGTATTAATTTGGTCAAGGCCCTCTTCTCTAAGTG